ACAGAAGATGTTCCCATATTAAACTGTGCAATGCCAGTTAATGAACCAACTCCAGAAAGCACTATTGGATTATTAATCTCAATAGGTTCTTTTGCATTAATAAAAAGTCTAAATTCATCAAGCTTCATGATATCCTCCTAGCCCCAAAGCCGGACAGCAAGCTCCGGATAAAGAGTTTTTACTCCGTAAAGAATATCAAGACGGATGATCTCTTCATCAGCATCAATATCATACTGCTTCACAACACGAATGCTGAGACCTGCGTCCGTATCCGTTTCTCTTGCTCCCCACACATTCGAGGGAATTTCAATCGGAACAGTAACTAATGCAAACGCATTAGGATGAAACACAAGATTCTGCGGATATGCAGTAGATTCACTACCCCAGAACGTAATAACATCATTATCTACCATGATGTTAGTAGAACCAGCAATACGAATACAGTTTGTATACGGATTGGCCGCTGCGTATACCAGAGTCGGAGAAATGGCCAAAGTAGCCATTGCACCACCAGAAGATGTAGTTGTTGCATCAGTTGCAAGCCACATTTTCAGGTTACCAGTACTTGCACCTGACATAGGATTAACACCATATACACTACCAACAGTAAATACATCACCTGCCAGAACTGTATTAGATGTGCCATTGAAACCATCAAGAGGAAACGTAGTTGCTGCCGTAGCAACATTACCTGAAATAAGCGGCGTTGCACTGGCCTGAAAAGCACCAGTTGTATGTCTCACAACATTCTGATCCATGTAAATGCTCAGATTAGCAATAGTTCCAAGATAACCTTTGGTAATAATATCTTTTGCAACATTCTGCGCAAAGGTTCCTTTTAAACCATCAGCTAATGACCAATGTGCAGCCGGATTAACAATAGCTACACGACCTTCACTCGGTACTGCTTCATCATCAAGAATCTGCTGTGCATCACCAAGTGCTTTAAAAGTTGCAGGAGTAGTTCCAGGAGTTCCAGCACTATTCCAAACGTTCTTATAAAGACCACACAAATCAGCATCAACCTGATTGGCCAAAGCTGCCGCGGCGGGGGTAATATACCGCTTACTGTAGTCTTCAATAGTTGTGGTCAAATCTACAGAGCTGAACGCCCAAGATACATGAGCCTGAGTACTCATCGTGATCGAAGTACTAGGTTCAGAAACATTCGTGTTGCTTCTTGCCTGAGCCTTGGTAGCTCTGAACTTGTTGGGCTTACGAACTGTAACGGTCTGACCAACCTTTACAAATTCGTTCTTATAAGCCGTGTGAACGTGCCTTGCCATCGACATAGAATTCGTCAACTGCATCAACGTTTCCTTAGCGATAATAGTCGGTGTTAAAAGTGTATTACTTGAAGCCATAATTATTTATCCTTTATTTCTTTCTCGCCAAGCTCTATATTCCTTTGCAGACATCTGATTTGGATCTTTATCAATTGCTCCACTTGTCCTTACAGGTGTTATAGGTTCTGGCGCTTCGGTTGTTTTCTTAGGCGGAGGATCAACTATTCCAGCAGCAGTAAGACTTACATCTGAAGGAGTAGGAGTTACCTTCTTATCTTCTACCGCTTTTATTGCTGGATCTCTCTTATCAGCACTTGCTTCCGCAAGTAACTTAGCCTCAATCTTCGTTACTTCTCTTGCAGCTCTCCGTGGATTTAACTTTGAAAGATCAGTAGCTTCTTCAGGATTTTTTCCAAGGTAGTACATAACCTCTTCAGCAATCTCAGTGTCAAGAATAATTTCAACGAGTTCAGGAGTAATTTTGACTTCCTTATTCAAGGCGACTGCATCGAAGTCATCGTACTTCAGTCTTCCTCGATCTAAAGCCTCGTCAAGTTCTTCATAGACCTCGAATTTTTCTTGTTTAACTTTATTCTCACTATCAACTTTTTTGACTTCTTCAGTCTTTGCACTGAGTGTTTGCTCTACCTTCCATGCTGCTAAAGCTTCAACATAATCTTCAACATCATCAAAATCCGCTTTTTGTGGCTTACCAGCAGCTACTGGATCAACTTTACTCTTAAGCTTCTGAAGCTCTTCTTCAAGTTTATCCGCTCGTTCCTTGTCAAGCCTTCTCTGCTCCTTTTCAAAATCTCTCTCCCGTTCAGCTGTGCGACGACTTTTAGTGAGTTCATCGAATCTCTTTTGTACAGCATCTGTAACTTTAAGCTTCTCTTCCTGCGGAGGTTTCTTATCTACCTCTGTTTTCTTTTCGGGCTGAGTTTCAACTTTCTTCTCGTCCTTCTTTTCTACAACTACTTCCTCCTTTTTAACTTCAGCACCAGGAGCTGGTGTATCAGGAGCAATAGTAATTGGAGTAACTTCTTTTACTATCTCACCTGTTTCATGTTTAGGATCAACTACATCCACTATTGTCGGTAGCACTGCAGTTGAATCCACAGACAACAAATTAGGATTGTCAATCCCATTTACCACTTTATTTGCTTCATTTACTTGTTCCATTGTTTCTAACATAATGCAGACCTCCTAAGTCTGAGCCCAAGATCGTGCTTGGTCGTGTTAAAGTTGTTTTAAATATACTACTCCACCACCTAATTCTAACAACATGTACAAACCACTTGCACTTCCAGATGGTGCTGCCTGAGTTGTGAGTAACGGAGAAGTAGAAATCAACTCATGAGCAGAATCATTTACTGCAAGTGCATAATGCTGAATTAAAGCTAAGACATCTGAACTAACAAGATGCTCACTATCTTGTGCTACTAAGCTATACTTCTGTACTAAACTAGGTACATCTGACGCAAGAAAATGTTGAGTATCTTGTACAATTAAACCTACACAAAGATGAACTGCGTCTGAAACTAATTCATGAACAGAATCATTTACTACTAGTATTTTATGTTCTATAATAGCTGGAGATTCTGAACTTAGTAAATGCGCAGAATCGTTTACTGATAATATCTTATGCTCTATAAGACTTGGAGAATCTGAACTCAATGCATGAGCTGAGTTATTAACATTAAGTGAACCTAATACTACTAACGCAGGTGATTCAGAGTCTAAAGTATGAGCTGAATCATTAACAGTAAGAGCTTTATGCTCAATTAGTACAGGTGATTCACTTGCTAGCAAATGACTTGTATCATTTATTGAAAGTATTTTATGCTCAACTAACGCAGGTGATTCAACTGCATGAACATGAGCACTATCATTAACAACAAGAGTTTTATGTTCAATTAAAGCAGGAGACTCAACAGTATGTAAATGAGCACTATCATTTACTACAAGTAACTTATGTTCTACTAAAACTGGCGATTCTGATGATAGTAAGTGAACTGAATCATTAACAATTAAGTTATGTTGCTGTACTAATACTGGCGAAGCAGATTCAAGTAAATGAACAGAAGCATTTACAGTTAATATCTTATGTTCAACTAATACAGGTGACTCACTTGATAACACATGAGCAGAGTCATTAACAGCAAGTGTCTTATGCTCTACTGGCACAGGACTTTCAGACGCAAGGGTATGGACGCAGTCATTGACAACGAGCGTATAGTGCTGAACCAATACGGGCGATTCAGACGCAAGAACGTGACTGGAATCGTTCACCGTTAAGGTGATCGGTCCCGCAACTTCCCCGCCATGTAAAAGTAAATAGCTCATTCTCTACTCATTAATAATTACGAAAGTGTCATTTTCTGCTGGTTCATCTGTAAAGGCCGCCGTGGTGATAACCTTACTTGTACCATTGTACGCTGAAATCTTTTTGACCTGATTAATGTTCGCCCCGCTTGTAAACTTTACATAAGCATCTTCTATATAATCATCTTCACTTGAAGTCAGGTTTGTCTTGAATACCGTTGTGGAATTTCCAGCGTCATCAACTATCGTGCCAGAAGGCCGTATAATACCTATGTTATGAGCCGCATCCACCGTCAGCGTATTCGCCGGAGTCGTTGACCGCACCAGTTTAGCAAGGCCGTAGTCTGCGTGAGCCAAAAGAGCATTAAGTGCCGACAAGCCATAAGTCCCGTTCTTGATAAGAGCCAAAGCCCCTCCTGACCGTTCAATACTGAAAGTCCCCACCCAAGCGTTGATCGTAGCTCCGTCAACCGTGACCCCTTCGACTCTTACCTGATATTCATGCCCCGCCTGATAGAAGTCGGCAACCGTGTTGTCAGAAGTATCAATGATTAAAAGATGATTGCCTGTGATAGAGTCATAATCTATCGTCATCGTGATTCCAGCGGCGTTGTTTCTCTGTGTCGTGCCTCCGTCTTTGTGAATGTGAACATCGGTATTCACGAGGTTTGTTGCCGTGACAGAAGCCGTAGGGTCGTTGGAGTCGAAAGTATTAATCGGTATATAAACCGTTGCGCTTGTGGGAAAATCCCCATAATAACTAATCATCTAAAAACCCCCGAAAAAGGTCTGCCAAATACGTTTTTAAGTGGAAGGCTTGCACCGCCCCCCGACGCTTCTAATGTCGCATAATGAGAACATAAATTTGTTGAACTACTTAAACTTGTTAGTGGGTTTGGAATAGTCGGATAGGTTATTGCCTTGTATTTTGTTGTTCCAGCAAACACATCGTAATAGTAATATGCGCCAAGGTTTTGAGGTACTCCACCAACCAAATACTGTGTTGATGCGGAAATGGCTTGTGCCGCTGAAAAAGTATCTGTTACCCAGCCACCAGATGTCCCATAGGTAGCGTTTGCTGGCCCTACTGCTATTTGTGACCCATCACTATTAAGGGCTACATGGGATTTGAATTTACCTGTAGAAGAATCACTGCCGTATGTTGAACAACTTACAACATTATTTGATCCACTGGGAGATGTGGCAAGAACTCCCTGATAATTAGAACCAGAACCCCATGCACCATTAGATGCCCCCTGTGTTATATTTCCGATCGTTAAACCAGCAGCATGACGAATGGGATACACTGCCGTATCCAAAAACTTCTGTGGGATGGTGACCGATAAAATACCACCAGAAATATTTAACTCGCCCCATGTTTCAATTCCCTTGCTGTCAATGATTTTTGGTCTGTAAATATGGCCGACTTTGCCACAACGATATAATTTACCATCACGATAATTCGTTGTGTCAATGGTCGCATATACAGCATACGAGCCAACCACGTTGTCAGGTCGTATGACACCACGATCAATTTCATCTTGTGTCAACTCAGGTTGATAATAATATGCAACATTCTTATCAACTAAGGTAAATTGAACAACATTGCTTTTGGGGGGTTCTTTTAAAATTACTTCAAATTCATACCCGTCAACTACTTCGTATAAATCACTTCCTATTTTTACCCCATCCCAAGATATTACGTTATCTGCAAGAGATTGAGTCGGGGCAACTTCGTCATTCACTAACCGGACTGAAAAATTAACCTCATTATCCCAACGCATAAACTTATACTGCGGATAAAACACAGACTGTTTATTGTCACCAATCTCTATCTGTATTATATCTTTAGTATCCGCATTGACCCTCGCTGAATAAGTTTTGGTTAAAGAATCGTATGCGTAATTGAAGGATGTTATCTCAGGCATTATCTAAACTTACCTTCCAGTGTCAGCATAGAGACCTCATTAAGCGGCTTTCGTAATCGTGAACAAACCACTTCCATTCCATGTGACGGTCAAATCGCCCGCAGTCATATTACGCCGTTGGATCGGCAATATTAATCTTCCATGTTGGAATAGTTACTGTATTAGCCGCCACAAGCGCCTGCAATGTGCATGAGGTCTTGTAAAGCAATTTCGTGTTGCCTACATCACACAAACAGACTTCTTCAGCGTTTCCACTAATATCAACTGTAATATTAGCTTCTTCATCAATAGTAATCTTTCTTCCACTAGTATCATCATCTGGACCAGTAAATGTCGGGGTAGCAGAACTGGCAAGAGCCTTACCAGTTGCCGTTCCCTTGTTACTATTAGCGTGTTCAAAGGTTGTGCAAGTCGCTTCACAAACTGAAATAAAATCAACATTATCTTCAAGATATTGAAGAGCTGCATCTAATACTAAATTATCAACCAATTTGCTACCTGCCATTTTTCAAGCCCTCCTTAACTTTTAACTCAATCCGCTCAAAAACATCTTTAAGATCAATAACACCATCTTGAACTTGAAGAATAACATCATTAACTGGCATCCTAAGCATTTTTTCTTTCATCCGTTCAGTCTTTTTTGCTTTACGCTTATCATCAAGTAATTTTTGTTCTTCTGCGTTCATTTTCTTCTCCTTTAAAATGAATAAGTATGACCTTTAACTGTTGCTAAGTCTGTAGCTATATTATTATACAACGCATCTCCATCACACCACTGCTTTACAAGTCCACTCGCAGTATTAAGTTTAGTTATTTGCCAAACTGCTGAAGCTAACGCAGATCCAATAGGAGCTTTACAAACATAAAATACTGGATCATCATCATACAGCACTATATCAATATTACCATCAGACTCACTACTTAAATCTTCTTTCCAAGAACTACCATCAAAGTAATATTTCTTTCCAGTATCAGTCTCATAAAGTATAGAATAAGGCTCAATGCTAGTAGTTCTTTTAACGTCACTACTAAGACAAAAATATATAAACTCTCTATCTACAGGGCCTCTAAACATTAAATCTTATTCTCATTTCTAAGTATTCGATATTCTGCTTGACTCATTTGCTCAACAGGTTTAGGATTTTCTTTCTCAACTGAAATCTTTTCAATCTGAATTTCAATCCTACAATCCCCAGCATCACCCATTTCAGCAGTCATTGATTTACTAACCACAGTAGCATCAGCATCAATAAGAACTTTATCTCCAACATCAAGAAGTTTAAGTGCTTGGTATTTTTCAATCTGTTCTTTATCAAAGTTAAGTCTAAGACCGTAAGGAAACTTTGGTCTACTACCTTCAGCTATTGGATCAGCAGATGCACTATTAACAGGTTCTTCTAACTTCATATCTACAAATTCCATTACAGATCCTCCCCAGCCATTCTTCTAATAGCGTTTTGGTTTCTTTCTCTGTACTTCTTTTCAAGTTTTAGTTCTTTCTCAGTCTTCTTAGGCATATACTCTATAGTCTCTTCCTTACGAAATACCATTTTACCAGCTCCATTTGGCATTTCTTCGAGAGATTGAGTATCACCTCTACCAGTATTTTCTGACTCATCAAATAAAGATTTATTTCCCATTATTCTTCTCCAGCCATTGATCTAATAGCATTTTGGTTTTTCTTAGGTTTCTTCCCAGTTTTAAGAGAAAGACCAGTAACAGATTGTGCAATAGCAGCTGCACTACCTTTACTCTTACCTTGAGATTTTAACTTCTCATAAAGTTTCTCAACTTTCATTCCCTGTGGCATTATCTCCTCCCATCTTCTCAGTAATAATTTCATCAAGCATCTTATTTACACCTTCTTTAGTTGTTGCAACTTTAAGATCATTTTCAATTTTCAGACCTTTAAGTTTTTCCTGCTCTTGTTGTACTTGTAGTTGGAGTTCCTGTAACTTCATTTCTTCTTGTTTTACTTTTAAGACCATTAATGGATCAGGAGCAGGAGGAGGATTAGCTTGTGCTGCTTGTTCAGGAGAAAGACCTTCCTTTCTTGCCTTATCAGCAGCCTTTTTAGCTTTAATTTCAGGAGGTAAAAGTGTTTCTAGACGTTCAGCAATCTCTTCAGCTCCAGGCCAATCCAAAGATCTTGCATACAAATCACCAATAACTGGAGCCGCGGCAGGATAGTATTGAATATATTCTTGCATAGACTGTCGAGCTTCTGTACGTTGTGTTGTAAAGCTTGGCCCAACAGTAACAACTACATCATAAACACCGATAGAAAGATCATTTAAAATCTTTCCTTCATTAGTCTTTACATTTACTGCATCAAAATCAAAGTCCCCATTATCGAGACCAAGACGAACTACTCGTTCAGTATCCAATATCACAGGAGCAATATCAATTAAAACTCTTCCAATATGCTCAACTGTTCTTGCCAAATTATCCATGAAAGCAAAAGTTCCAACATCACCTTCCTTTTTTCTTTCCTGGATTGCAACACCAGATCTTTCATTACTCTGCATACCAAGCGCTGCTTTTTGCAAGCCCATAGTATCACGGAGTTCCTGGTCAACCATGGCAATCTTCTGAATCATAGCACTTGAAGCTTGCGGGGGAGGTTCTCTATGAGGCCAAGCACCTGGAGCTTCCTTGTCAGGATTTACAAGTAGGTAAAACATATTCTTCTTACCCGCTTGATTCCACATAGGAGCATGATCTTCAATCATCTTAGGTGTTAGTATGAAAGGATTTCTAGGTTGAAGTGCAACTATCTCTGTATCAAGACTAGAAAAGTAATTATACATTCTTTGCGAGTCTTTACCATTTCTTATTAACCCACGAACAACTCGCTTACCACCTATATTAAACTCTTTACCCCAAACAGGAATAATAGGAATGTACTTCTTTCCTGCCCATTCTTTATTATCAATAACACTCTTACCACTAAGCAGATACCACATAATCTTCTGCTTTCGTGTTTTACGCTTCTTTACAGCAATTTGACCTTCAGTAAGCTTTTCTGTAGTAGTTCCATTAGCAAGCAAGTAAATAGTTACTTCTTCGTACTCTTTTACAAAGTATTCAGCAACACGAACTGTGTCTTTAGTCGCCCATCCTTCAACATACTGCGAGTTTGCTGCATCAAACGAAGGCATATTGTCTTCGCCATACTTATCTTTAAACTCTTCTTTATCAATATCAGTAATAACAAAACAGAATTCTGCATCAGAACAATCATACTTAGTATGCCGACCCCAAAATACTGCAAGAGCATTATCAATCTTTTCAATATAAGCTTCTTGTTCAAAAGAAGTATCAGAAACGTAGTCTGTTATTACTCTTAATGCTCCATACCCACAAGTAACTGCATGCTCAAAGCCATGATCTATAGCTACATCTGAATTAGAAATCTGCTCAACATGCTTAATCCAACCACTAAGTAATTTAGCAACCTTAACATCTCCATCAGAATCAACAGGAATTACCTTAATTGAAGGTCTATTCATTCTCTGATCACCAACTACTTGATCAATAAATGTAGGCATTTTATTAACAGTTAAACAAGGCTGTCCATTACCTTCCCTTTCCTGACGAATATCAGCTGGCCATTGTTTACCTTCTACTGCAACAAACTCAAGATCTTCAAAAGCAGCTTTTCTATTTTCAGCATCATAGTCGATAGCTTTTGCTAAACGATCTCTCGCTTCTTTCAGTATCTTTGTTTCTTGTTCTTTCGTCAATTCTTTAGTAGCCATTATTTAACCCTAATTCCTACAATGTTATTATGTCTAAGTACTTCTAAAACAGCCTTTGTAGTAAGTTCACCCTCATAAGATTGAATAAGATTCTGTGGGACTGCTACATACTTCCACACCGAGCCACCTTTGAAGTTTACAATAACACTTTCTTCAGTAAAGCTATAATAAAGAGCATCAATATTATCACTTCTAAGTACTACATTTGTCCAATCTTCTGCCATTACGCCATCCAGCTTTGCGGAGAAGGAAAAGTGTTTCTATAATTTCTCTTCAAGCCGTAAGGATCTTTATCCTTTGCAAATACTCTTGTAGCAGAATTTGAAAAATACTCAGTTAAACAAAGAGCATCAGCAATATTTGGACTTGCAACTCCTCTTGACTTCATATCCTTCTTAGATTCTATTACATACCCGCCATGTCTGTTAAACTTATATCTTACTGTCGCAAGCTCGCTAGCTAATTTGCCACCAAGTGTTTCCTGCTCTCCATTAACCTTAATATCTGGAAATGAGTATAGTCCAAGCAAACACTTATCCCTCACCTTACACCAAAGCTCATCACGAAGTCGGTCATACTTTTCAACATCGCTAGACGAGCTTGCAACATTTACTTGATAGAGATTCTTCATGTGATGTTTCTGTAACCAATCTGCAACACCTGCTCCAACACCAATAACATCTATTGCGCAACCACTTGCTTCAAGTTCTTGATAAGTCTGATTAATAAATCCACCAAGATCAATAGTATTCAACTTATTATAAGTTTCCCAAGGATAAATCTTTAATCCTCTTCTTGGCATAATAATAGAAGCATCATTTCCATATCTGGCCACATCTACTCCCAAGTAAAGTGGTTCATCGTCAGCAATTTCAAAGTCATTACCTATACATTGCTGAGCAGCCCAAAGCGGAATGAGTGTAGTATCATCTTGTAACGGAGGATTGCCTTCAACACGAATACGATAGACATTAGAGTCAACCCCATACTTCTTTGCAAAGTATTCAGGCATTGACTTATCAACATTAGTTGATTTTCTACTATCCCAGTGAAGTTTGAACCAATCAGCAGAAATTGTAGGATGAAAGTGAGACTCGTGAAAATAGCCACTATTTCTTGTCATATTACCTATAAGAATTACCTTATTATCCGACTGAGTCATAGCACCTTCTAGAGGTATAAAGGTTGGATCGGGAATTCCTGAGGCTTCGTCAGCAATTATAAGCAAGTGATCAGCATGAATACCAGCAAGTGTCTCTGACTGTTCTTCTTTTGTAGCTTTAATAGACGGAGATATTAATCTAAGAAACCATTCTTTTGGAGCTTCTTTATGTATGATAGCATCTTTTCTTATAATAAACTCTTCAGCAACAACTGACTGTCTTAACCACTTAGAAATCTCCGCTAAAAATACATCGCGCAACTGGCGATTTGTTGGAGCGGTAATAATAATTTTAGCGTATGGCCTAGTAACTAAAAAATTTAAAGCAAGCCATGAAACTACTGCATCCTTACCACAATTATGAACAACTGTAAAATCTCCAAGAACAAATAAGTTATCCTTATCTACCTCAAATCCAAAATAATTATCGTTACCCAACTCTTCAACTTTAAACCCAAAGTGTAGACCTCTTTTATTCTTATAATTCTTAGGTGGCTGCTTACGCTTAATCTGTATGGGAACTTCTTCTACTGCTCCACGAGAAATTGTAAGTCTATATCTTGCTTTGCAAAAATATGCGCCATTATTAAATGCTTGTTGACTTGCTTTATACTTCTTTTTAACAGCATGAAAACCTAACGACTGAGCTAAAAACTGAACATCGTTTATTAAGTCTTCATCTGACTGCCAAAAAGTATAAGTAAAAGCTCCATTTTTTGAGTTTTCAGCACTACCATCTGTATCAATTAAACCTGCTAATAATTTAAGTCTGTTACTTCTAGAATTAAATAAATACTCTTTTGGAATATGCTTATTTCTTATTAAATTATAGTACTTTAAAGCCTCTATAAAAATATTTTTACTATTATCATCACTACTTTTAAGATAGTAACTAATTCTATCTTCAGAAGAAGTTATTTTTAATCCATTAGCTTCTCCAAATAACTGCCAAATACCAATAACTTCTCTATCAACATTAGATAATTCAGGTAGTGCTGATGTGCCATCTCCAAGCCATAAACCTAAAATATACGGCGGAATCATAATAGGAACTTCTGGATAATCAATTTCAGTTTTATAACCTACCATATTTTTACGTTGAGTAGAAGTATATTCTAAATAATCCTCTATTTTTATATTACACTTCTCTCCGCGTTGATAACCCTTCGTTCTATCTAAGCTTACTAATGCTAGTGTATGTTTACTATTAACATCATAATAAGTACCATCATAGTACTTAACTCTAAACATTTTATCTATTCCACGAAATAACTGTAGAACCCTTCTAGGTGCAGAGTCAGGCCCCATTACAAGTTCACCAATTTGAATGTCTTGCACAAATTTAAAACCATAAGGATACATATGAACTACAGTATCCTTAGCAAAACATCCGTGCCCTGAACGAACTGTCATTCTCTTTTCTTTTGAAAACGCTTGAAGTAATTCGATTTGCTGAGTAGTTGGCGTAACTTGAATACACTCATTTACAAATTGAAGAGGGCTATTCTTCCACTCTTTCAATTTATTTAATACAGATTTATTTAATGTAGTTTCTTTTATTTCCACTTAATCTTCCCACTTCCAGTCCGTACTAAGTCCGCGCTCTTACGTGGCATCATTTAAAAAACAAGGTTGACAACGAAAAAATCCCGAGGCGTCAACACTGTACAAAACATTCATTAACCTTAGTAGCTCGGGGCCTATGCTTTATAAACAAGTTCCAAATACTGATGCGTTCCTCGTTTGAAAGCCTGTGGAACGGGCGGGTTGACTGAGACACAAGTGTGTTCAGCATCGTAATCTTTTTGTGACAACTGTGGCAGAGTGAGGATACTCGCTCTGGTTTATAAGTAACATGATGTCTTTCAAGGTGCGTGTTTCGTTTGCACTTTCTACACTGTCGCTTTTTAATTCGTTTCATTCAGAAATGTCAATTTCCGACATTTAGTCTGGGGGCGGGGGTTAAAACTCCTGCTTGTCCAGACTAGCTAATGTATCCCCACGATCAACTGGTTCAAAAACATCCTCTTCAATTTGAGCCTCTTCGAAAGGTTCCGGAGCCTGAACTCCAGCGGCCAGTGCTTGTTCCTGCTTTTCCAGGTATATTAAATGAGCAACAAGGCCTTTAATCTCAGAAGGCTTTCCTTCAATGTTTAGTTCTTTATCCTTTAAAATCTTGTAACTTGCAATCAAGTCCTTCAATGGGGCTTCATTAATCTTCTCTGGTGTAATTGCCTCCAGGACTCGGGCTTGTAATTCTGTCAACTGGAGACTCTGAATTGCTCGGTATTGGAGTAGAAGACCTTGCTTCGACTGCATATCAGCAATCTTTTTTCTTAGAGTGGGCGGGCTTATCCCGAGCTCGGTAGAGATTTGAGGTACTGATACCCCTCGGTCTAGCATGTCTAAGACCGCTTCTAAGTCTACGTTTAGCGGAGGTCTGCCCGTTCCCACTAGTGCCCAGTCCTTTCAATTGTAAAACACTCCCCGTCGTTCCCCTTATGGGAACATGATGTTGCTGAGCCATTCGGGGAGAAGTACTTGCAAACAGTCTCATTACCGCTTGCCGTGCAGGTGTATCTAACTTCCATTCTCCTCAGATCCACAATCATAGTATGCTGAAAGTCGGTAGTCCCCTCTTCACCTGACTCTAACATTCCTTCAAGTTGTTGTTTTACACTTTCAGCCATTTTTAGCTTTTAACCTTACGAACTATATTTATATTGTATTACATGAAAATAGTAAATCATAGATTTTCGGTTTTGTCAACACATTTTTAATAGTTTAACAAATTATTTTCTAGTTTCATACTACCGCAACCAAGACCAAATGTCAATAATTGACATTCCTGGGGGTCGGGGGCATATAGATACTTTACCACCACTCTTTACCAGTAATATATACTTTCTACTTGGAAACTTGTTTCCCTACTTTGAACGCTTGCGTTCAGGTGGTCAAATGTAAAATGGACTCTGGGGGAATTTGGGTGTCTGTCGTGAAAATCTTAGAAACATATGGCCCAAGGTAGCCCCCCCATGTGCGAAAATTGTAGTGGTGTCCGACCTCCGCTGACAATGTATAACACTGCAAAACAATGTAGTAATTAATCCCATCGCCTGCAATTTATATACCTGACCATTAGTCAGTCAAAAATAAAGTGATGTACGCATCGGGCAGTAATACAATGTATTACTTAGTAGTTGATGGGCAGTCCACTGACTACCAGTCAGCTGACCATCGGTCATGGATACAGTATGTATTACTTTGTTATACATTTTACCCCAGCGGTGGCTGACCGGCAGTCACTACTTCTGTCGGATTTGTTTACGTAAGGTGTAACGTGTAAGTGAGTAACATAATTGACATTTTGACCCTTCATTCATAAGTATCCAATATCATTCAGGATTTT